GTCGGCCAGTACTACTACCGCACACTTTGGCGGCGTCTGGGCATGACGGTTAAGTTGCGTGATCGCGTTTACGAAGTTTCGGGTACTGATCCCATTAAGATTGCGATCATGGGGGCTGAACTTCATTTGACGCCGACCAATGCTTGACATCACCCAAATCCCTTCATCAAGGGTTCCGATTACCGAAGATGGGCAAGCGCTCATCTCTCGGGAATGGTATCGCTTTTTGTTTAATTTGTTTACGTTAAACGGTTCAGGTGGCGCGGCAACCTATGCAAACCCAGCCAGCCCTGTGGTTGCCACCGGATCGCCGTTTCTGTACACTAACGCGGATACGTACACCGTGGACATCATGGTCAGCGGCGGCGGCGTTTCCAAGCTGGAATTCTCGCGTGATGGGACAACTTATTACAATACCGGTAGTTACTACGGTATGTTTACTTTGTCTCCATCTGATATGCTTCGGGTTACCTATACTCAAGCGCCCATTTTGACTTTGATTCCGAGGTAATAATATGCCATCTGCTGCTCTTTCACCCGCACCAAAACTTCAGTTTTTTGACAGCAATGGCAATCCTTTGACTGGAGGGAAAGTGTACACCTACGCGGCTGGCACATCTACGCCGCTGGCAACATACGTAGACTCTGGCGGTGTGACAACCAATACCAACCCAATTATTTTAGACACTCGCGGTGAAGCCAATATTTGGTTAAATTCTGCGGCCTACAAATTTATTCTCAAAACCGCTGATGACACGTTGATTTGGACGGTGGACAACATTACCAGTACCGATGCTTTAACAGCGTATTTGGTTGGCTTGTTGAATGCGTATAAAGCTGATCTAGCCAATAACTCAGACGCGACCAAAGGCGATGCGTTAGTGGGCTTTCGGCAGTCCAATGCGGGTGGCAATTTGGCTAACGCTGTGGGGCGCACGGTTCATCAAAAATTCCAAGAAACAATTAGCGTCAAAGATTTTGGCGCTACGGGTGACGGGGTAACCGATGACACAACTGCAATTCAGAATGCGGTAGCGGTTTGTTCTGGCAAACAGTTGTACTTTCCAAGCGGCACTTACCTGGTATCTGCCATCATTGATTTGGTGACCAATATGAGTATTATTGGCGACATCAAACAATCTATTTTGAAGATTAAAACCGGCACATACAGCAGCGCTAACGCCAGCATATTCCGCGCAGCCAATGTGGGTAACATTTACATCTATGGTTTAGACTTTAACGGCAACAAGGGCAACATTGGCACAACCCGCAACCCTATCAACACGATTTACAACGCATACAGCGTCATCTATGACACTTGCAGGTGGGTAAGTTGCGAGGGGATTTGCCTGAACATTTCCACATCGCCTGCGTTTTGCCAAATTTTAAACTGTACTTTTTACCAGTGCGGCGGCGCGACCAATAACTCTGACGGCTACCGCAACCAAGCCATTGCATTTTCAGGCGCATCAAATACATTTGCGACTGGTACTCAGATTCGCGGCAATTACTTTTTTGAGCAAGGGTTGGATTGCATTAGCATGGCCAACTGCAATGACATCGTTGTTTCAGATAACATTGCAGAAGACTCGTATTCATTCTTGTTTAACGCCCCCACGCCATATCGGTCAGTAAATATTACTGTTACAGGTAACGTAATTAGGAATACCAACCAAGGCAATTTGATTAACACAGTTAACCCTGTGGCCATTGACTTGCCTTGCGTGTCTAATTGCACGATTGTTGGCAACGCAATCTTCAGGTGCGCCCAATCTGGCATTGGTATTTTTGAAGGTTCCAGCAACGTTGTTATTGACGGCAACACCTTGCTTGACTGCGGCATTAGTCCGGTTTCTTTTACCGGCGGCATCACAATTGGTGGCGGTTTAGGCGCAGCGTCAGGTATCTCTGAAGTCGTTGTTACCGATAACACCATTTTGTCTACGGGCAATTTCCCTGTCATGTTGTTTGGCATTTTGATTGCAAACGACATTGAGGCACTGACAATCTCAGAAAACAATATTGTAAACGCGGCCACAAGCAAGTTTGGTTATTACCTGTACACCACAGTTCCATCTTTGGCCAACACGTTTGCGCTGACAACCAACGCAAACACTTCGGCTACTACGCTGATTAATGACTTTGATGCGTACACCGTAACGATTACCAACTGGCGCAAAGCGAACACGTTGACGGGTTACTATTTCAACGGCACAAAGGTGGTGGGTATCCAACAAGGCGCAATTGCTAACTCGGGCAATGCAACCACGGACGCTATCCTTGCCGCCCTTCGTACACATGGCTTAATTGCGACATGATTGAACATCATTTTAGCGCCGGTGTGTATGCCAAAGAAACGCGCATTCCTGCGGGGCATGTGCTTGTTCAGCACAAACACAAGTTTGACCATTTGTCTATTTTGGCCAGTGGGTCAATTGAATTAATGGTTGACGGCGAACGGACAATTGTTAACGCGCCAGCTTGTTTGGCTATCGAAGCCAACAAGCATCATGGCGTAAAATCAATCACGGACGTTGTGTGGTACTGCATCCACGCCACGGAATGCACCGATACAGATGAAATTGATGAAGTGTTGATAATGGCTGGCGATCAAGCGCAAGCCCACAAAATGGCCCAGTGCCTTCAGGAGAATTAATATGCCTTGGATGATACCCGCCGCAATTATTGGTAGTTCCTTGCTTGGTTCTAGCGCGGCAAGCAGTGCTGCATCTCAACAAGCCAATGCCGCCAATCGTGCTGCCGATCTTCAAAATGAACAATACCAACAAACGCGGCGCGATCAAATGCCGTACATGCAAGCTGGTACTAGAGCGCTGACTAAACTTGAAGGATTGGCCGACTATCAAAAGTTTGGCATGGATCAGTTTACGGCTGACCCTGGCTATGCTTTTAGGCTAAAGCAAGGCATGAATGCAATGAACAATCAAGCTGCCGCCCGAGGTGGATTGATTTCAGGCAACGCGCTTAGGGCAGCGCAAGGTTATGGTCAGGAAATGGGTTCGCAAGAATACACAAATGCGTTTAACCGTTATCAGGCAGAACGTCAGGCCCAATTGAATCCGTTGCAATCTTTGGCTGGTGTAGGTCAAACAACTGCTCAACAGCTTGGTGTTGCAGGCGCGGCCAATGCTGGCGCGGTAGGTAATTATTTGACCGGAGGCGCGGCAGCGCAAGCCGCTGGTACAGTTGGTCGCGCAAACGCCGTTAGCAGTGGACTGGGCACTTATCTTAACTACAACCAAGGCAACAATTTGTTGTCGGTGTTGCGTGGTGGCGGTGGCGGTGGCGGCGGTGCTAACCCAGCAGGCTATGGTACGGGATTCGACGCAGACGTTTACTACGGAGGCTAAATTATGGCAATTGATCCAAACATTTCTCTTGGCGTTCGACCTATTGAACTTGCCAATCCTTTGGCGCAGTACGGCCAAGTCGCGCAACTTCAAGCTGCTCAACAAGCGCAACAAATGAACGCGCTGAAGATGCAAGAAACGCAAGCTGCAATGGAAGAACGTAATGCGCTGCGCCGTTTAGACCCAACAGCGGCTGATTACGAAAGCCAACTGTTTAGAGTTAACCCTCAATTGGGCATTAACTACCGAAAAGAGGCCGCAACTACTGCCGCGCAAAAAGCCGCTGAAACTAAGTCTTTAACTGAAACGGCAGGGTTAAAACAAAAAATGTTAAGCCAAGCCTTGCGCGATATTAGTGATCGTCCATCAGACGCTAACATTACCGCCCACACAGAGGATATTCAAACATCGTCTTTGTTTTCACAGGAAGAAAAAGCAAAGGCTTTAATCACGCAACAAAATTTGTTAGCAATTCCTTTTGAGCAACGCCAATCATATCTTTCGCAACAAGGCGCTACAGCAAACGAATTGCGCCCAGTTTCTGTAGCACCTGGCGCATCGCTTGTTGGTAGAGATAATAGAGTAGTGTTTACCGCGCCTGACAAACCACCTGCACCGCCAACAAGCGCTGCTGAATACGAGTTGGCAAAAAAAGACCCCAACTTTATGCGATTTTTACAGGAGCGCGCAGCAGCTACGCGTGCGCCTGTCCAACCAGTGGCCCCAACAATTACACAAATTGTTGACCCGACAAACCCCAATCAAATGATTACAGTTGATGCACGACGTTATCAAGGCGGCGGCGTAGGCACGCCTGGTGTTCTTGGTGTAGGCGGTAAAGAGCCAGGCGCAGCGCTTCGCATGAATAAAGCTGAAGCTGGTAAAACACAACTTGCAGATGACTTGGATAATTTGCGAAATTCATTTCAAACGTTGGATAATTTGCGTGCCATTCCAAGTACGCAACGCAACGCAATATCTAACGTGACTTCCGCATTGGCATCTACGCGCGCGGGTCAATTGACAGGACAAGCATTTGCCACGGAAGCGCAAGTTGAACGCGACGTTATTAACAGCGCCCGTAGCCGACTGGTTAACTCAATTAAAAACGCTACAGGTATGTCCGCGCAGCAACTTAATTCAAACGTTGAACTGCAAACCATGCTGAAATCTATTTCAGACCCTGGGCAATCTTATCAATCTGCCATTCGTATTATTGGTGATATTGAAGACGCATACGTCAAAGGCAGTGGGCAATTGCCAAAAAGCGGTCGTGTTGCGCCAGAAACGCAAGGAACTGGTGGATTTAAATATCTTGGTAAAGAAGGTAAATAATGGCTACCAAATACCGTGTCCAAGGCCCAGACGGCGCTATCCATGTTTTTGAAGGGCCAGACGATGCAACGCCTGCTCAAATAGAAACATTTGCAGCGCAAACCTTTGGTGCTGCGCCTGCCGTTCCTAGCGGCGCGGGTATGCCTGGCCCTCGCACGCCAGCCAAACCTAAATTGACTGGCGTTAGCGGCGTTATGGAAGACATAGGCGCGCCAATACAAGCTGCTGCGGAAGGTATTATTAAAGGTGGCGGTAACGTCATGTTTGGTGGCCAACGATTACTTGGTATGGGTTTAGAAAAGTTAGGCGCTACAGACACTGGGAAATTTTTACAAGAAGACGCATTGCGCCGCCAAGCAGAGTCCCAAGGCCGTGTGGCACCCTTTAAGCAAGAATACCCTACGGCTACCGGCGCAGGTGAACTTGGCGCAGAAGCCGTATTAACCGCGCCTTTAGGCGGTATGCTTGCCAAACCTGTTGCAATGCTTGGGCCAAAATTAACGCCAGTAGCTAACGCTCTTAGATCGTCAGGGTTTAGCACCGGCATAGTAACCAAAGGAGCGCCCTTAACAACCCGTGCGGCTGACATTGGCGCTCGGGTAGTTGGTGGTGGTACAGTCGGCGGCGCTACCGCAGCGTTGACTAATCCAGATGAGATTAGCACCGGCGTTGAAATAGGCGCAGCGTTAAGCATGGCCCCGCCAATTGTCAAAGGGTTGGCCAAAAGTGCGGGGTTTTTAACTGATGCTTTTAGCGGAAAACTGGCGCAAGTTGGCGCGGGTAAGATTGCGCGTGATGTTGCTGGCGATCGTATTGGCGCAATTCGTGCGGCCTTAGAAGCAGCGCCATCCGATATTACAGCAGCGCAAGCGGCGTCCGGCGTTCAACGCGATGCGTGGCAAGCGTTAGGGGCACTGACCAGCAAAACAGACGAAATGTCTACTTTTCTGAAAAAACAATTTAGTGACGATTTGACCGTTTTGCAAAACGCGGCTCAAGGCGGTAATGCCACAGAAGCCCGTGCGGCATATGAACAATCAATTAAACGGTTAAATCAGTTTACCGCTGATATGCGTAATGTTGAATTACAAGCCGCCAATCAGGCTGGTCAAACAATCAATCGTTTGGGTCCACAAGTTGGCCAACGTCAAGCCTCAATGGTCAATGCTTTGCGTGAAGGTATGCCTGCAAATTTACCATCCGGTGCCGCTGGCACTCCAGCGCCTGGGGTATCTGGAATTCATGCAGGCACAGAAGCATTGCAGCGTGCAAATGTTGCGGATGATGCCGCTAGACGGTTAATGGTTCAACGTTCTCAGGGCGCTCGCGGCGTAATGTCAGAAGCACCATTTTCAGGTGCAAATGACAGGCGCATTGAAAGTGCTAATCGATTTGTATCAGAACAATGGCAAGCGGCTTCTGATGAATTTGCCAATATTGCCAAACAACGCCGCGCCGAAGCTGGATTTATTGAGCGTCAAATTGGCAGTTTAGAAGCGCATGGTTTACGTCCTTTGGACGCAGGCTCAATTACTGGCGCTATTGACGCTAAATTGGCGCAACCAGGATTTCGTGCCAGTTCTAACATGACTAAAGTTTTGCAATCTGTCAAAGATGACATTGCTAATTTAACCGAAAAAGGCGGAGGCGTCATTGACGCGCACGACCTGTACACCCTTCGCAAAGAAGGCATTAACGAACGCATAATGCAGATTTTGGGGCAAACCGACCCCAAGATCAGCGCCAAGGTAACGCGCAATGTACTTCAGGAAGTTCGACCGCTTATTGATGACGCAATAGAAAAAGCAGGTGGCACCGGTTGGCGCGATTATTTGAAAACCTATTCGCAAGGTATGCAAGCCGTCGATCAAAAAGCAATGGCGGCTGAAGCAGCGCGGCTGTTTAAAGACGCACCAAATGAATATGTAAAGTTGGTTCGGGGCAACAATCCAGATGCCGTAGAAGCTATTTTTGGTCCAGGCAGTTACGACATTTTTAAAGAGATGGGCAGCAAAATGCCATCGTTAGAAAAAATAGCAGGTAACATTGAACGTGCCGGCGCTATGAAAGAAGCAGCAACTGCTGGCACTGAAACACTAGGAAAAATTATTGGCGAAGATTCGTTCCGTTTGCGATTTCCAAGTCTTTTGAGCCGCACAACTACAGCCGCCAATTTAACGCTAGACATATTAGAAAAACGACTTGACAAAAAAGTATTTGCTGAAATGCAAAAAGGTATGGTATCGGGTAAAAGCGCGTTGGAAATGTTGAATACGCTGCCTGCCGCCGAACGAAACAAAGCACTTCGGGCTTTGACCGATCCGTCTTCTTGGGGTAAAGGCGGCGCTGTTGCAGCCCGTGCGGCAACTACACAAGAGCAACCTAATAGATTAGCGCCCGAGCAACAAAACCGAAACGCATTGGCACAATAATGGATACCCAACAAATCATCAACGTTGCTCTTGGTCTAGTTGCCTTTCTTGGAGGCTGGGTTTTAAACAACATCACCAAAGCCATTGAGCGCCTGGACAGTGATGTCAGGGCCATGCCAATGAATTACATTTCCAAAGATAACTATCGCAGAGATATCGATGAGGTTAAGGAAATGCTTGGCAAGATTTTTGATAAGTTAGACACGAAACAGGACAAATGATTGACCCGATCACTATCGGTGCGGCGTTTGCAATAGCAAAAAGCACGATTGCGGGGGTTAAAGAAGCCATTAAACTTGGCAAAGACTTGCAAGAGTGCAGTGGCGATTTAATTAAGTTTTTTGAGCATAGGGACACCGTAGCCAAGGCTGCGGTACACGAAAAGAAAAAGCCGCAGTCTGATATGGGTCAGGCGGTTAACGCAGTGATGCAGGCCAAGGCGCTGCGGGACGCAGAGAAACAATTGAGAGAGCAACTGATCTACTCTGGTCAAGGCGATGTCTGGGAGGCGATCCAAGCGCAGTACAACATGATTGTGGCCAACCGTAAACGTGAGGAACGTGAAGCAGAAGCCAAGGCCAAGAGAAAACGGGAGAATCTGGCGGAAACGGTAAACATCCTGCTGATTGGGTTTGCTTCTATTTTGGCGGCTGGGTTTGTTGGCTGGGGTACGTTTGCATTTATTATGTACAAACTGAGGAATTAGTATGAATTGGACAGATGTAATGAAGGCGGTGATCCCCATTGTGGTGGCATCACTTGCATGGCTTCTGGGTGAGGTATCTTCTTTCAACACTCGGTTGACAAAAATTGAAGGGTCTATGCCTGCGCTGATTACATCCCAAGGCGTACCCACAGACAGTCCATTGTCGGCTGAAGCTCGGCACAAGCTAAAAGAAGAAATCTACAAAGAAATCAACAGTTTGTTTGTCAAAGTAACCCTGCTCGAAGAGCGTCAGAAAGGAAAATAATGGATTGGCTTAAGACTATCGCACCCACCATCGCTACTGCGTTGGGTGGCCCTCTTGCTGGCCTTGCTATCGAGGCTGTCAGTAAAGCTATTGGTATAGACCCCAAGGACGTTCAGTCTACGATCAGCGAAGGCAAATTAAGCGCAGATCAGATCATGCTTCTAAAGCAAGCTGAAGTGGCTATGGCCGCAAGGGCGCAAGAGATGGGTCTGGATTTTGCCAAACTTAATGTTGAGGATAGAAAATCTGCTCGCGAGATGCAAGCTGAAACACGCTCGTACATCCCTGCTGTTCTGGCTGTGTCGGTCACCATCGGTTTTTTTGGCATTCTGATTGGCATGATGACCGAAACCTTCAAGGCGTCTGACGCGCTTATGCTGATGCTTGGCTCCCTTGGAACCGCTTGGACAGGCATCATTGCGTTCTACTTTGGCAGCAGTGCAGGCTCACAGGCCAAAGACGATCTTCTCCACCAATCTACGCCCACAAAATGACTGAACACTTTAGCCTTGCGGAACTAACGCACACAGACCATCGTGAATTTGACAACATCCCAAATGAAACAGAACTTGCAAACCTCCAACGTCTTGCAGAATTTCTTGAGCAAGTCAAAACAATACTTGGAGGAAAGCCCATCATGGTCAATTCAGCTTTCCGATCAAAACAAGTCAATGATGCTGTGGGCAGCAAAGACACTTCTCAGCATCGCATCGGCTGCGCTGCTGATATTCGTGTACCCGCTATGACGCCAGATGAAGTTGTCAAAGTCATTATCGCCAGCGACTTGGGTTATGACCAAGTGATCCGTGAGTTTGACCGCTGGACCCACATCAGCATACCCAACGTAGCCGGTGCCGCGCCACGCAAAAGTAAGCTGATCATTGACAAGGCTGGCACACGCCTTTACGCTTAAGGACGCGGGGCGTTCTTAGGCGTTTCCACGCACATGTAGACCGCTGCATACTGACCTCGGCTTGGCCCTGTCCAACGGTCAATGTACACACCATAGATTACCTTTAAAGTTTTGCAAATGGTTTTGGTGGTTGCACCAAAGTGGTCAGCAAGCTGATTAATGGTCAGTCCATCTTCTGATGCAAGCAACAAGTCACGGATTGCTTGGTGTCTACTTCTTTTCATTCTGTCTCTCTTCGTAAGCGTTCCAATTCTTCTTGCGTGACAAACGGTATCCCAAACGGGAACTCATCGCGCAGTCGTTGCATCTCTAAGTTGTAAGCCACAGACATCTTACGTGCCACAGCTTCCCGCTCGATGCGGTTGAACTCGTCGTCTTCAGTGTTCATTGTTTCCCTTTCTGTATCAACGCATGTAGTTTTTCTTCAATCGGTGCGTCAACTCCGCCGCCAGTCCATGCGTCCCACATACCAAGGCGTTTCTGGTTGATGGTCAAGTCACCGTTGGGGCTGTGCCGTAGTAACTCACCCATGTCTTTACAGCTTGCGGTAAACAGCTTAGGGGCTTCTTGGTCAGGACAGATCGTCCATGTGTAGGGTAATTTAGCCATTGTTTTTCTCCTTGAGTTTAACTTCAATTGCATTTGCAAAATCTACCCAAAACGAATCGGTTCTTGAGGTCGCGTTAAACAAGTTTCGGTAAACAGCACTTTGCTCATCCCTTGTAAGCCCTACCCATGTGCGCTGTAGTGCGGGTGGGGTGGCATAACCAAACAGTTCCGCAAATTCACGCAACAAATATGTCCCGCGTGAACCGTCACTGAACACAATGTCAGGCGATCCACCAGCGGTCAAAGACACAACGGTGGCAAGGCTTTCGTCTTCAAGGCAAATAACCCTGTCGCCTACTTTTGGCATTCGCATTGACACAGCCACCTTTGCACACGCCTCGCGCTCATCAGCACGAACAAGCTCGGCAAAGGCTTCAAGGGGTTCAGTCAGTTCGTGGTCTGATTGCGTATGCTTACTGTAGATTTCATTATCATCAATGTAAAACCCAGCCTCACGCGCCAGTTCAACCACTTGTCGTTTGCGCCATCCAGTCATACGCGCCCCCTTGGCGTGGCCAGCAGCCATTTGTCGCCGAGGAATCGAATGATTCGCACCCACTGGCGCTGGTAATCGCGTTGGCCTGGGTACAGGCTACGCACTTGGGTTAATCTTGCTGTGTTCATTTGGTTGCTTCCTTTGTGAGTAATTGACGATATGCGTCAAGTGCAAGGCGCAAGTCTTCGCGCAATGCCTTAATTTCTTCTTTTTGCTCTAATATTTTTACGCTTGCTGCTTCGGCAAATTTGGCAAGGTTGTTTTGCTCCCATGCTTGAAAGCTAGTCATGGTCTTTTCCCAACCTTCAATAGTTCTACGCGCTCACGGCTAACGCGCAAAGTGTTGTATCGCTGGTGGATTCTCTCTAGCATAGACACACGTTTGTGTTGATTGCGCTCCTCATTCAACAAAACCAACAAATCGGCCTCGGTGTAATTTGGTAATTCACTCTGAAATTTTCGCCATGTCAGCAATTTTTTTCTCCAAATCGGCAATTTGTGCCGTAACTTTGTTGTAGGCCCGTGACGCACTGTTGTTTGTCCGAGTTCGAATAGCCAGTTCCGATTGCGCGGCTCTTAACTTGGCTTTTAATTGAGAAAGTTTTTTGTTCATGTTGGAAAGTTTATCACAAATAAATTATTTCTTCAACATCATTCCTGATGCCGTGCCAGGGTCAATCACTAACCATCCGTTTTCATGGGGTTCAATCAGCTTGGCTTCAATCAACGGCGCAATGAATGAACCGCTAACCAAGTCTGGTTTGACGGCATCGGTAATGCGTTTTTGTTTGGTTCCTTCCAATCCATTCTCTTTGCCATAGTCAACCAAAGCCGATCTGGTGAGGTATGGCAACCCACCTCGATCTTCTGCGCCTGATGTCCACCATGCTTTTTCAAACGACACAAAGCCTGCGTTTGTTTTCTTTGCGCTTTCTGGCGCTTCGCCTTTAACCACCACTGCACTGGTGACCTGATCTCCGTCTTCGTCAAACCAATTAGGTATTGCCACCGATTCAAGTTCAACATAAACGGTGTGAGCCATCTCAGCATCTTTAGACTTGCGCTGGATAATCTCCATTGGTTTGCCTGGCTTGCTTGGCACCACGCTAATTTCAATGTCCAAAGCGCCGCGCCATGCGCTAGAGCCTCGGGCACGGTGCTGTGCTTCATCAGACACGCCTGTGTGGTGAACCAGAATGACGGTGCAGCCAAACTCTTGCATGAGCGCAGCGCAGGCATCTAGCATGGTTTTGGCGTCCTGTGCGCTGTTCTCATCACCAGCCATGAATCGGTGCAAGGTGTCCACGGTAATCACGCTTGGCTTGATCTTGAGTGCCCTGACTGCCTCCACCACCTTTAAATAACCTTCGGCAGTGTTAAGGTCTACGCCTGATTTGCTAACCCACATATTGAGACTGCTAACATTGTTGTGGTGTTTCCAAGCTGCTATGCGTGAGCGCAGGCCGTGATGCCCTTCACCAGCGAGATACACCATGTTGCCTGTTTTGACTTTATGGCCAAACCAGTTTGGTTTTCCACCGGCAATGTGCAGCATCCAATCAAGGGTGACAAAGGTCTTACCGCCACCGCTAGGGCCATGCACCATCACTAGGGCTTGATCTTGTATCCAATGCTTTACAAGCCATGAAATGGGCGAGGGTTGCTCTGAAAAGCCATCGGCATGGATTAGGTAATCTGTTGCTATTTGGGGCTTTAAAAGCAGCGCCAAATCGTGCCCTGTTTGAACGTAATCATTGGCATCACCTTCAATTGGCGGCATTGTCATGCGAACCCCAAATTTAGCACTGGCTTGCTCTGCATACCGTTGGCCTACGCCACTTGCATCATTGTCGGCAACAATGCAAATGTCCAATGTTGGATGTGCGGCTTTAAGAATTCCCGTCACAGGCACCAAGTTGCTGGCGCTGTACGCCACAGCGCAAGGCTTGCCCGTTGTTTCTGAGATGGTGGCTGCTGTTGCAAAACCTTCGGCAATGTAAAGGGTGTCGGCATCGTCCAAGGTGCCAAGCATCCAAAACATGGAACTTGTCTGTCCACCAGGGTGATATTTCTTATCGCCATCAGCGGCAATGTATTGAATGCTAGAAAGTTCGCCGTCTTCGTTGTACAAAGGCACCATCAAACGCCCATCACCTGTAATTCGTGCGCCATGCGTCTTGATGACCTTGCGCTGTAGGTACGGATGTTCAGGGCTTGCGGCACCAGCTTGTGACCAAATCAAATCTACGGTGTTGGCGGCAACCTCGCGGGTCTTTGCTTTTTCTGCATCGCGTTGCGTTTTGGCTTCGGACAGTCTGCGAGACTGCGCCATTTCCTCCGCAACTGTCAAGCTACGCCCAATTTCAGCTTTCCAAGTCAATTCAACGCCTGATCTCCAGCAACCAAAACGCCCTGCCGGTACGCCATCATTAAAAATAATGTACCAACCTGGTTTGTCGTGGCCTTTTTCGCCTTTAGTGCCACTGTTAAATCGGTGGACTTTGCCATCAAGATGTAGCGTATCTGGTGGCTTTAACCCTGCACCAAGCATCGCGTCTTTAAGTTGTATTTCAGGGGCATCTACATGCTTTTCTGCTGGTGGTGACCAAGGGCCACCGAGGATGCTTGAGAGGTCTGCCATTTATTTTCAATCATTTGTTAAAAAGTTGTTGACACTGTATCACGAACCTGTGATATACTGCAAGCACGCTTCGAACTGAGTCCAGACGGAAGCGCAAACAGTAAGGAGAAAGCCACATGGCTATATCGTTAAAACGTACCAGCGGCCTAGCAGCCAACGGTGTCAAATTGCTTGTCTACGGACAGGCCGGTGCGGGTAAGACAAGTCTGATAAAGCACTTGCCAAATCCAATTGTATTGTCGGCTGAGGGGGGTCTGTTGTCCATTCAGGATGCTGATTTACCCTACATTGAGATTGCCTCAATGGATGATCTGCGCGAGGCTTATAGCTGGGCTTTGGAGTCCGAATACAAAAGCATTGCGCTTGATAGCATCAGCGAAATTGCTGAAGTTTGTTTGAACCATGAAAAGAAGGTCAACAAAGACCCTAGAGCCGCATACGGTGCTATGCAAGAGCAGATGGCTGACATCATTAGGGCATTCCGTGACATCCCAGGCCGCCATATTCTTATGACCGCCAAGCTAGAAAAAACTCAGGACGAAATGGGGCGGGTGCTGTATAGCCCATCTATGCCAGGTAACAAGACAGGTCAAGCATTGCCTTATTTCTTTGACGAAGTTCTGGCGCTGCGGGTTGAAAAGGATGCCGAGGGCAATACCCAACGCGCCCTGATGTGCGATTCTGATGGTTTGTGGCTTGCCAAAGATAGGTCAGGCAAGCTGGGTGCATGGGAAGCGCCTGATCTTGGTGAAATCATTGCCAAGATTGGGGGTGCAGCATGAAAGCCTCTATTGGATTGATTGCCTTATGGACAGGGCAAATCAAAGGAAACATGGAACACGTAGAGGCCATGTGTATCCACCAAATGGATGATGCTCAACTTGAACAATTTGAGAAATACATCCGCGATATTGGCTACTCTGTTGCCGCAATTACAAGACACATTAAACAAGTACAGGAGTCAGAATGACTTTATATCAACGCTGGATAGACGCCAAGAAATTGGAAACCGCTGCTGTTGCAGATCGCCGCGAACTTGAAGATCAAATGGTCAAAGAGTTTGCAGTTCCCAAAGACCTTGACGGAACCGTTAAACATGAGATTGAAGGTTACATCATCAAGATGGAAGGCCGTATCTATAAGAAGATTGACGCTGACAAACTGCAAATGCTTGCTGCTGAAGCTGGTTTGTCTGAACACTTGTCCAGCCTTTTTCGCTGGAAACCCGAAATCAATGCAAAGGTTTGGAATGCGGCTGCTGAAGTCGTCACCGGCCCTTTGCTTGGTGCTATTACGTCCACCCCTGGACGCCCCACTTTTACAATCACTAAGGAATAATCATGGCTTTTTTAGACGAAGAATTTAACGTAGACACGCTCCCCGTTGGCACTAGCAACTTTGAACCTTTGCCCGAAGGCTGGTACAACGCTGCCATTACTGGCGCTGAGATCAAACTGACCAAGGCAGGTGATGGCAAATACATTGCTTGCAAGTACACCATTACTGGCCCAACCCATCAGGGGCGGGTTATCTTTGGCAATTTGAACATCAAGAACGCCAGCACCAAGGCCGAGGAGATTGGACGCCAACAACTTGGTGAGATCATGCGAGCCATTGGTTTGGCTAAAGTGCAAGACACCGACCAATTGATTGGCGGCAACTTGGGCATCAAATTGTCGCTGAAGACGGGTGATTATGCAGGCAACGAGGTTAAAGGCTATCGAGCTTTGAATGGTGCTGCTCCTGCTGCTCCTGCATCTTTTAAATCTCAAGTTTCAAGTGCTGCACCACTTAAGGCTGCACCACCTTGGGCTAAGAAGTAAGCAAAAAAAGACCCCGCTTTTAACGGCGGGGTCAATACTACTCAACAGGAGAGAACCATGCAGATTCCCGAGCCAGAGATTACCATAACTTCATTGATCGACAAAGCCCATGAAGCACGGTTGGAAAAGCCCCGTGCCCACATGGGAGCCAGCACTTTAGGCCA